GGTGTTTGGTATGGTATGTAGGCATGGTGTTTGTGTTAGGTGTGGGGAGGTGTCTTAAATAGTTGATGATGTTTATGGGGCGTTCTTGATGTTGGGTGTGGGGAGGTGTGTTAGATAATGAGGTGGTTGGTGCGGCTGTGTGTTCTGTGCAGGGGTGTTAGCAGTGAGTGTGGGTGTTAGGTGTGGGGGAAATTGTGTTCCAAAATGAAACTAAATGTTCCTTAGGAGTGGAACGAGCAGAGGCCCATAAAACGCCAATGTACAAAAAAATGTTCCAATGTTCCAGCCCGTGTGAAGTGTATGAAGGGGGTTTGGGGGGGAAGGAGGCAGGGACGCAGAAAAATTAAAATAAAAGATCTACATAATTGGAAAATCTGTATCTCCCCGAGCAGGGGAAAGAACAAGAAATCCCCCCGCTCACCCTACACGTGCTGGAACATTCCTCTCTCTATATATATATAATATAAATAATAAATATAATTAACATAACTAACACACAGCACCCCCTAATCTGCTCACATTCGTGTTAGTTAGTTGCTCCAAATACGTCCAAAATTAGTTGTGTTGATTATGGACGTGTTCCAGAACATGGTTTTTCGACTTGGAACACTGGAACATGCCTATTTATGCCAATTTATGTAAATTTATGCCAATTTCATCTTAATACATGTATTAAGTTGGGGGCGTGCTACCGCCCTAGGGATAGTTCTCACTTGCTAATACGTCAGGCGTGTTGCCGCCCTTATGATAGTTCTTGGGTTGTGGTTGCCCTTGGGTGGGCTGTATCTTCATACATGTATTAGGTTGGCTAGATGGCGCAGGATACAGACAACAAAAAACCCGCATGGCACAAACCATACGGGCAAAATAAAACCCGCCATGGCGGGTTAGTTAAGGGTTTAGGGGTTACTGGTTTATCAATACCATGGCACGTTCAATAAGTGCCTTGACTGCTACTATGTCAAATTCTGCATCTTCTGAGGCTTGAATAATAGTGACTGCATTTTTTAACTGCTCGAGCACTTTAATAGAGCAGGTCTTTTCAACTGATGGTATCGATTCAGGAGCTTCACCCTTGCTAGGTGATTTTGCTTTTACTTTGTTTGCCTTATCACGTGCCATATTAGTAGAGAACACAAGGCTAGAATCATTGAGGCACTTGCGAATGTTGCTAAGGTAGTTTGCGACTGCTCCACTGGAGAGCTTAGTTGGCTTCCCTTGCTTCGTATAAGTAAGTGACTGCAAAGTACTCTGAACTGATAACGCAAACTGGCACTTTGATTTGATCGTACCTAGTTTTACCTTTGTGCCACGCATAATGGTTATGCAACCTTGCAAGCTTTCCCCTGCACTTAGAGCAATGGCTAATTGAGAGCCGAACTGCTCAAGGGCTGTATTGAATGTAGTAACCGCTTTAGTCACGGGCTTAGGTTTAGCAGGTGACTTAGGGGTAGTGGTAGTTGATTTTGCGTTTGTCATGATGAATTACCTTTTAGTTGGTTAGTTGGTTACGACCTGAAAATTCAAGCCATAAGTAATTATATTCGATACTGTTTACATTGTCAACACGTTTGATACGTTAGTTATGTTTATTTGATCTTAATACATGTATTAAGTTGATTGTAGTCACTACGGGCAAATCAGACCCACAATGGCGCTTCGCCTGATAGTTCCCCCACCGCCCCCCCACCCGCCTAAGTGGCCGCGACCACCGTGTCACCCTATACAGTGTATTTCGCAGACATGAAGACCTAAAATTTCCAAACCCCCCCCATGCCTAAAATAAGCCCATACTAAAAATTTTTTATATAAAAATTTAAGCCCCCACCCAACCACCACCCCAACAAATTTGCGACATTTGCAATCTTAAAGATATACAGCTACACTATGCCCTAAACGTACCTCATAGGTAACGCGCATGGAAATTGACTTAACGCCCGAAATACTTGCGGCACCTCTAGGCTCAGGTGTGCTTCATTACACCCATGCGGAACTACAAGCCGCTGCTCAAGCTATGTTTAATTCAACCGAGTTCATAGAGACCTTTGGCACCCCTGCTGCCCCAACTGATGCTGATACCTCTAGCGCACGTAAAGTGATGCAAAAAGAAAAGAAGGTATCCGATATACACACGTCTGCCGCAGCAGTGCACCTAAGAGCGTTACTCACAGAATACGATGTGCAGATTGCTAAGACCGCTGCACAGATACGCACCTATGTAACGAACAGCCTTATCGAAGAGTCAGCCCCGGGGTCTAAGAACCGTATGCGTGCCCTTGAGATGCTAGGTAAGATTAGTGAGGTTGGGCTCTTTACTGAGCGCAGCGAGGTGACGATTAAGCATCAGACGACTACAGAGCTTGAGCAAAAGGTTAGAGAGAAGTTAAGTGCCCTGTCACTTAAGAGTGAAAACGTTACAGATATTGATGTTATTCAAACTGTAGACATAACAGAGATAAGCGATAAGTTGCTAAGTGTTACTGACATCATGTTAAGTAAACCAAATGCTGACTGAATCAGAGATTCAAACGTTGCTAGATAACGTGGGCAATATGAGCGAGCATGAGCTCGTAGAGGTATTATCTACATTAGAAGAGCTCGAAGCTAGAAAGGTTGCTAAAGCAAGACGTGATGACCTGATTGAGTTTTGTAGGCACATGGACCCAAGCTATAAAGTCGGTAAACATCACAGGCGGCTTGCTAATTTGCTCATGTCTATGGAGCGCGGGGACGAAGATCGTATTGGGGTGTCTATACCCCCGAGGCACGGTAAGTCTATGCTGGTGTCGATACTGTTTCCAGCGTGGTATCTAGGTAGGAACCCAGAGAAGTACGTGATGCTGGTGTCACACACCGCAGATTTGGCTACAGACTTTGGTCGTAAGATACGAAATATCGTAGATAGTGATTTATATAAAGAGGTATTTCCCTCGGTTAAGCTAGCGGTTGACTCAAAGAGTGCTGGACGCTGGAATACTAATGCAGGTGGGTCGTTTTATGCGTGTGGTGTGGGTGCAGCCTTGGCAGGTCGTGGTGCAGACTTCCTAATTGTTGATGATCCGTTCTCTGAGCAGGATATTTTAAACGGTAACTACGAAGTTTTTGACCGCGCCTACGAATGGTTTGCGTATGGAGCTCGAACCCGCTTGATGCCACACGGTAAAGTAGCGATTGTGCACACTAGGTGGCACCCCTCAGACCTAATAGGGCAGTTGGCACGGGATATGGTGCGCGTTGAGGGGATGGACAAGTACCATTTCTTTGAATTTCCAGCTATATTTAACGAAAATACCGACAACGAGGTCGCTCTATGGCCTGAATTCTATGATTTAGAGGCACTGCACCGCACAAAAGCCTCCATGCCGCTGTTTCAGTGGAACGCGCAGTACCAACAGAGCCCCACATCCGAGGAAGGTGCGCTAGTTAAGAGAGAATGGTGGATGAGATGGGACAAGGATGACCCCCCGCCGTGTGAATACATAATCATGACGCTAGACGCTGCCGCTGAGAAGAATACCCGTGCTGACTTTACCGCTCTTTTGACGTGGGGTGTGTTCAGTGACGAGAAGTTGACCGATGGGGCTAGCCATATCATGCTCCTTAATGCTATAAACGTGCGCGTAGAGTTCCATGAGCTTAAAACATTGGCACTAAAAGAGTGGAACGAGTGGAAGCCAGACTCATTTATTGTTGAGAAGAAGTCAAGCGGTACCCCGCTATTCCAAGAGCTACGCAGAACAGGTATACCTGTGCAAGAGTTCACCCCACACAGGGGCACGGGAGATAAGATAGCCAGACTTAACGCTGTATCAGATATTGTACGAGCTGGTATGGTGTGGTACCCCGCTGGGCGCAAGTGGGCAGAAGAGGTTGTAGAACAAGTAGCGGCTTTCCCAGCATCTGCACACGATGACTTGGTTGACTGTGTGAGTATGGCGTTGACTAGATTTAGAAATGGCGGGTTTATACGCCTAGATTCAGATGAGCGAGACGAACCGATTTATCGCCGCACTGCGGCTTACTATTAAGGATATATGATGGCAATGGAAAAAGGCTTATACGCCGCCCCAGTAGGTATGGATGCAGGGGACACACCTGATTTAGAGATAGAAATAGTCAACCCTGATATGGTTACACTAAGTGATGGGTCAGTAGAAATATCGCTTATGCCTGAAAAACAGTTGTATGACGGGGTAGAGTTCGATGCTAACTTAGCTGAGTATATGGATGATGGTGAGCTATCAGACGTAGCAGGTGAGCTAGTTGACGCTTATAACAATGACACAGCCGCCCGTGCAGACTGGGAGAAGACCTATACAGAAGGTATTAAGTTACTAGGGCTTAAGTATGAGGAACGTACTGAACCGTGGGAGGGCGCTTGCGGTGTACACCACCCTATGATTGCTGAAGCCGCTGTGCGTTTTCA